TTATCAATCGTAGCCGCGGCTCCATCATCACCATTAGTACCATTAGTACCATTAGTACCATTAGTACCCGCATCACCCCTCGGAATAACAAAATCAAAAACGGCAGCGGAACTCGTACCAGAATTAGTCACGGACGCGTCTGTCCCCGCGAGACCAGTTGTCGTCGTTCCGACGGCTATCGTAGCCGCGGCTCCATCTGCACCCGGTGGTGTATTCTGTAATAAAGAGCCATCACCTTCAAATGATCCCGCTTTCACACGCCCAGCTGTTGCGTTTATTTCGATTTGCGATCCCACGCGTAAATCCGTGTTTACGTAGGCGTTACTGTTTACGTGTAAACCCGCGTCAGGGTTTGTGGTGACGAGTCCTACACGATTATTATTGGTATCGACAAACAGGTGGGAAGAGCCTACCAGTAAATTACTGGTTATATCAACCTTTCCTGTGAGTACGTGGTGATTCGTATCGGTCATCTATAATTAGTCAAGAACTTTATCCGTTAGTTATAATTGCGTCTACATCGTACCGCAACATATACTCGTGTTCCTGTGGTTCTTTATGCGTATACGTAAAGACTTGTATACCACGTTCTTTGCAGTACGCTATGAATTCATGGTCTAACGATGTCCAATGAAGGACCACACATTGTACCCCTTTAGTGACCATACTGAATTCGTGGTGTACGAAAGTCGTCTCGAGGGTCGTACCTATATTGAAATTTGAGGGTAATAAACTTACCAAATTACGGTTAAAACTGGAAAAGTACACTTTACTCGTATCCTCGTCTTGATAAAATCGTTGTAAGGCGAACGCGACGAGCGGATCGTTACCCTTAATATCAACTATGACCACGACATCACGTATTCCTGGGAGTGCATCGTATATTTCCTGTAACGAACATATACCCATTTTCTTTAATTCGTCGAACGTGAGTTTATCTATGAATCCCTCGGATGTATACACATCGTGGTAGACGACGATTTCTCCCGTTTTACATAACTGCACATCTATTTCGACCCCATAATATTCAAGGTCTAAAGCTGCTTTTATCGCAGGTACGGTATTATCTTCGTGCTTTTTAGAAATTCCTCGGTGAGCGATATATTTCATCCCTACTGTTCCATAACATCTTTTACATCCGGGTCACGTATGTAAAAGGTGTGGGTCTCCTCCGGCCGGGTTTGAACCGACGACCTACAGGTTAACAGCCTGTCGCTCTACCAACTGAGCTACAGAGGAATGGTCCTCTCTACTAGAATCGAACTAGTGACCATTGGAACTACAGTCCACTGCTCTACCGACTGAGCTAAGAGAGGAAAAGATTTATATGCTTGTTCTGGGAGCCTCTTAAGGTGAACAGTCTTACAAGTCTCCCGCATATAAATCAAGCTCCCACCAGGACTCGAACCTGGGGTAGGGGATTCAAAGTCCCCTGTGTTGACCAACTACACTATAGGAGCGGGTATATCATTTACTTGATTTAATTCTTTAAGCTCGAATTTCCATTTGAAGTAGTACATGAGTAGCGAGAAAAGAGTCGCCGCGACGTTCGTGATGGTCATCGGAATAATATCGTAATAAAACGAATAAACGAGAGATAGAATACTCGCCGTTAAGTTTAAGTGTAAAAAAGTATAGTTAATAGCTTTCGCATCTTTATATTTATACACGTGATTGATCTCGGGTATAAACATGATAACTATGACGACAGATCCTAGTAGACCGCATACGTCGACGATATTCATACTTACGTATAAGGGTCTTCATGTTTTTAAGTGGGTCGTTCGAGTGTTTCGATACGTCCGATTAAGTTTACGAGAAGTGTGTTAAAGTGCGTCTGACGATTTTCGAGGATGGTCACCTTACTTTTGAGACGGTTATTCTCGATTCGTAATTCGCGGGTCAGATCTTTATTCTCGGTCGTTCCCGAAGGCATCGCCGGTTGTTCCGGCCAAACGGGATTTTCCGGATCTTCTGTGAGTGAAGGGAGGTCGCGTAAGGCTTTGCGGTACGTGAGCCATTCTTTATAAAGCGTATCGTCGATCTGGTAATCCGTTGAGAAAACCCAATCCACGTCGGCGAGGCGCTTGTTGCGTTCTTGGCGGAGTTTCTTTAGGGGTTTTGCATTTATAATCTCTTGACTCCTTTGCAAAAGTGTTTCTTTACTCGGTTTGGGGACATTCGTATCTAGCCAAATTAAAGTATCGTAATCGTTATTTGACATAGCGTAACCCAAACCTGGATACATTTCTGTTAACGATTCGTGTAAGTCGACTTCCATTTATAATAAATTACAAATTTATTGAGCAACTTCTGTGATCATGGTGTAACAAATCCCCCTTTCATCAACTGCAGTGTATGCCCTGTTTAATTTAATAGTACCAGTTCCATTATGGTCATAGTACATACGATATGTAATAGGGGCCGACGAAGAAATTGTATGCTCGGTCATAAGTGTAAAAGAATTTGGTGTTGAATCGGTGTTATTATCAAATGGAACTGGTATAATACCTCGCTGACTACCATAGGCGGGGCTAATTCCGATTGGTATGTCGACGCCATTCGCTTCAACCCATATAACGGCGTTGTAATTACCTTCTCCTGTCATCCATGCTTGGAATATCATTTTAGAATTACCGAATTTAGGATATATAGTCTGTGCTGCCCAACCCATTTCTACTGGGTTACCACCGGATGACGTATAACTCAATTGACTACCATTATATTTTGTTATGACCTGGACAACCGTACCTGGTACATGCATAGCCGCCGCTTTAATTAAACCCCTCACATCCAACTGCGCTTCAGGGGCTTTCCCGATGCCGACGGCCGTGTCGCTGATGACCATGGACCGCCCGGTTCGGCCGAGACGGTAGAGTTTCTTGACCTCCGAGGCTTCGAGGATCGTGTCATAGAGTTTGGGGTTAGAGATATACCCCGAGAAAGCTTCAGCCCCTGTTGAATTACCCGCACCTACGTACCAGTAATTGGTAGTAACATTTAAAGTACGCGCCGTACCACCGAATGTACCAGTCATTGGTTCGCCATTTAAATAGAGTTTGAAAACACTCGAAAAGTTACTAGACGTAATACTACCAGTACCCTGCTTGATCCCGACTACATGATACCATGTATTACTTTCAATGACACCGGCAACATCAAGGCTACATCCGCTACCAATACTTATTCTTAACGTTCCATTAGATACAGCCACCGCAAGTAATCCAGCGACTGAATACGCGCCTAGCCACACGATTTGTTGGTTTACAGTCGATGCGTTTGTGGTTTTAAACCAAGCCGACATAGAACAAATTCTATCTCCAGTCATCGCAGGACTCAACAAAGGAACGTATATAACCCCATTCACACCGTCAAAATCAAACGCCTTATCCGCTGCGGAATATGCTGGTACACCGGAGGCATCACTAAACTTCCCATGATTCCCCTTCCCCGAGATATCTGTGGGTGAGGAATTGACGGTGGTATCGAAATCCACCACCAACTTCTCGGGCCTAGGGGTTTCCGTATCCACGTCGTACCGCGAAACGCGGGGAACATCGAGGGACCTCCCTAAAGTCAGCGAACCCTTATCGAGGGTCGTGGGACCGGGGGTGCCGAACAGTTGCCATCTATCTATATTGAACCGACTCGCCGATGCCGTGCTATTTAATAGTTTGTTGGCAACTAGACGGTACGTTGAATACAACGTATTCGAGTTAATTTGTATAGACTTGGATTCTCCGACTGTCCAAGTTAGACCATTCCATGATGTTACTTGACTCCACGTAGTACCAGAATCATTGGAACCAAAAATAAAACCGGTATAAGGTGCTCTATCAATAAGAGAAGATGATGTTCGTGCAGTAATATTGATACTTTTTAAATAAATTTTGTACGGTAATTCAATTTGTAAAAAGTCGCCACCTATACCATTTGTAAAATGAATCCCAACATACGGAGCGGGAGAACCTGTATTGTAGCCATAGTCATTAATAATACCTCTAAAAAATGTATCATTAGCTGTAAATGCTGTAGCTGGGTGATCGTTACCACCTAATGAAGGGTTTGTAACATCACTGGAACTTGAAACCTTATATGTACCTTGACCCTCAACGAGGGTTTCGAAACCACCTAAATCCCTAGGAGGATACTCTTGAATCCGCTCATCTCCCGCCAACTCGAGTTGCCCCGAGGGTTCGGTGACCCCCACGCCCAAGTGTCCCTTGTACAGGGTCACTTGGGACTTGGACCCCAAAAAGTAATCTTTTTGGTAGTCGTAGAGTTCCTTGATTTGGTCGGCGTTCAGGGCCTTGGAGTAGAGACGGAAGTTCGCGATGGAACCGCCGAAAAACGAAGTACCACTTCCAAACCATCCAAGATATAATGGAGAATTAGAAGGTAAAGTAAGTGAAACACCGGAACCATTTATAACTGTAGGGGTCAGTAATTTACCATTTATATATAGAGACAACCCTTCGGGGTACGTACCACCTGAATATATAGCAGCAACGTGTATCCACGAATTAAGTACTGGAGAGTCGTTAGAAGAATATTGATTATAAGCCCCAGCTCCACCGTTCGCTAATGTCCATATAGAACCATTTGATTGAGTACCCAACCACACCTGTTCATTATTAACACTCGAATTACCGAGTAAATATATTATACTTGACGATGATGCAAATGAATCAAACTTTACCCATGCACTAATAGTCATCACGGGTGAACCACTTAATGATGTAGTTGCGGTCAGGGCATGTGTTGTTGAACCAGATGAAGTAAACGCTTTAATATTATCAACATTTTCAAAACCACCTTGTGCGGTCAAAGTACCCGTGACTCCTTTTCCGCTGAGGTCAGTCACCGTCACCCCGGACTCCGGGTAACTCGAGGTCTCCTTCGCATCATAGTAGACCTCCAACTGGGTCCCCGTGGTCGCCGGCACGTTGTACACGGTCTTTAGGGTGGTGTCTAGGGAGGCACTGCCTTCTTCGTGGCCGTAGTATTCGAGTTCACCTATACCCATAAATGTAGAGCTTGAAGTGGCTGTAGAGTTTGTAACAACGAGTGCTAACCTATCGTAGTATGTAGTTGCGTTTACGTGTACAGTATTGAAATAATCACCGTCATAGTAGGTTAATTCCGAAAAACTCGCAAGTTCGTACCACGTTGAACCATCGTTACTTCCGTATAATTTACCAGCCTCGGCGGCTCTATCCGTGTTAGTAGATCTATCGGAGATTCTGAAATGTTTTACTTTTATTCTATTTGGTGTCTGGAGTATGATATATTCGCCATTCACAGTTGTAGAATTACCACCCGTAGCAGTTCCCAAATTTCTAGGTGGATTATATGCGTACGTTCCATCCGATCCATACACTCCGCTATCAACCATCCACGCGACTCCACCGTTTCCTATATCTCCATTGAATGCGTTAAAAGGACGTTCACCAGCGGAATTTCCACTATCATAAATACTACTCCAACTCACTTTATACCCATGTTCACCTGATGCACTTTCGGACGTGACACTCAAAGCCACCTCCGGGTACTTCCGCAGGGGTCGGTCGTGGGGACCCGTGTATTCGGCGACCACGTTGGAGTCCGATCGAATCGTGGTGACGTGTAAATTACCCGTGACGGTCGCTTCTTTCGATGCTATTAAATGTTCGGAAATTGTCAGCGTATCCGCAACCGTTGCATTCGCGCTCACCGTTAAATCGGTCGAAACCGTTGCATTTCCGGACACTATGAGATCCCGGCCGATCTGAGCGTTCGCGGTCGTCACGAAACCCGTTATCGCGTTAGAAAATTGGAGGGTATTAGATGTAACGTTCCCCGTATCGGAAACACTCTGGAGACCGTGGGCGGTCTCTACGTTTATTCCACCAATATTCATCGCCTGTGCGTATACGTTTCCTGAAACCACCCGAAGGTGGGAGTCTTTAATATTCAGGTACGTATTCAAATTATTGATAGACATCTAATATAACGTAAGAAATGATTTACGTGTTATTAGGTGTGATCAACCACAATGGTATGTGCATCCCACGAAGGCCGCGGTATGGACTGTGTTTGCTTCATCTGTTTGGGAACCGTCAGCTGTGAGAAAACGCCGCTCGTATGGTTCCTCGGTTGCGCCCGTTTTGTCCTCAAATTGAAGCTGACCGTTTTCATCGAGGACATTTCCACCCCTTTGAATCTGGTAATACGTGGTGATTTCATCTTCTACATTTGAATATCGATCGTATTCCACGAGTTGATTCCAGGCATCCTCTGTAATTGTTCGGGTACCAGTCTGTTCACGTTTGATAGTTTGAACGGCAACATTGGATCCTGTAAAGTCACAATCCATAGTTATCTTGGCAACCGTGAAATTGTGTAAAACATCATCATCCTGCTTCTGACCGTAGCCCGCCACATTGGAGGTTGTTATGTAATCACCTGATTCTAGGGGTCCGTTGGTATCCACAACCCAAATAGCACCTTCACCTACAGAGTTTACTATGGCACGGTTATCACCCTTTTCTTTTTTAGCGTCGGAAATTATACCATTCACAATCTGACTTCTTCTGGGTGTTGATTTTTCTATAGATGAAACCACACCAAAACACGCCTTATCTTGAACCACATTTGAAAGAGAAACGATGGGAAGAGATTCATCTATGGTGATCGCATCTTGACCAGTCGCAAACCCGTTCAGTTTCACAAATTGATTCTTTTTAGCTGAAACGATGAGACCCTTTTTCATAGGTTCGTCGGGGAAACATCTATGCTGTCCGGTAAATGTATGCATGGTACTGGAACCTGCTCGTATATGTCCCGCAACATCTAATTGAGCATCCATATGACGATTATGAGATCCTATTGTCATTGTACTATCAACAAGTTGTAAATGATGAACCGGTGTCGTTCTTCCTTGTTTGTATAATGTAAATACTTCCTCGGGTGTCAAAGCAACACTATGAAGTCTATATTTTGATATTTCACCCGTAAAATAATAATTTAATCTTCCATAATCACCACCTAATGAAATTTTTGGATTTGTACCCATACTCAAAGAACTAATTGTGCCAATGGTAGTAACAGGTATTTCTTCACCGTTTATATACATTTTTTGTGTTCCACTATTTCCATTGTATACAGCTACTACATGGTACCATACATGTTTTTGTACATTGTAATTGTAATTGTGATCATTTCCAAAATGCCAAAATGAAAAGTGTGAACCAGCGTTTATACTTATACCACTGTAATCGTGATTATTATTCACAGCGTTCCATAACACTACGGGATTTCCCGAATTGGCGGTCGTTTTAACCCATAATGAATGTGTATGATATTGGTTATCACTCCAATCACCAATACCTGTTGTATTATAATATGAATCATTTCCATCAAAATGAAGTGACTCAGTTCCACTATTATAATATCCGTTCCCTTGTCGTGATAAATCTATGGAACGTCCACTTGTATCCATTATATGAGTGTCGTGATGAATTGAAAGTGAAGTATCGTATTGTAAATGTATTTTATCTTGTCTAGGTGTTGGGTATTCAACAAAAGCCGGCCCAATTCGGGGAACTGTGAGGTTCTTGGTGAGGGTCAGTTGGCCATCGTGGAGGACGGATTGACCCTGCTCACGGGTGCCGAAGTAGCGGAGTTGTCGTAGGTTGGTGTAGACGGCTGTTCCAGACAACGTATGGTTGGATACTTGAACCTGAAACGCTATATATTTGTATGCTTTTACTGCGTTTATTTGTATTGCTTGTGGATACTGACCATCTACATTGTCTGTGATAGTCGCACCAAAGTCAAGATTTGAATATTCGGTTAACTCTTCCCATACCGAATCGATACCATTTTTACCCCAAATTTTTCCATTTTTGGGAGGATTGGAATAACTCACTGTGGAACTGTTCGCACCACGTGGGTAAACCAAAACACTTTTCATTTTCACATTATACGGCATTTCTAAAATGAGATATTCACCAGCTTCTCCATTTATAGAACTAGTTCCATTAGATGTTCCATCTGTATTATATGTCGGATTACCAGATATCCATACATTACCGTTTCCTGGAACACCATATACCCCATCAAACGCTTTCCACCCTTCCTGTCCGCCCTCTTGAAACGTTGAATTTATGACACAAAACTCCCCGTGACCCTCCATGTACGTCTTGTACCCGGTCATAGCCCTAGGAGGAAACTCTTCCGGAACGTGGGGTTCATCCGCCACACTCAAGGATCCTTGGGGTGCATCCGTGCCTATCCCCAATTTTCCTTGTTGAAGAACCATCTGCGGTTTCGCGCGCCCGAACTCCTCCTTTTGGGCATTCCAAATTTCGTTCACTTGGTCCTCCCCAATAAACTTATCGTAGACCCTAAAGTTGGCAACCTTATCGATGTTTCCACCACCGATCTGGATGGGGATCGAGGAGTTCTCTTCTGTGCCGTAGAGTCTGTATCTCCCGAGTGTGAATAATTGTCTTACCCCTGCGAAATCGTTTCCAAAAATACTTTTTACAACCAAACCAATATGCTTGTACGCAGTTGGTGTGTTTGGTGTTGCGGTTGAATTAGCCCAGTTAACGGTAAATGTTCTAGTTGGTTGCACCGCGTAATTTGTACCGGGTGTTATTGATGTATTGTCGTATGTGTTTATGTGATACCACGTAGAATTATCGTTAGAACCCCATATTTCAAATGATTGTGCAGATTCATTGGCGGCTTGGGTCGCTGAATTACTGTTACTGGGTGGAATTGTTCGGGGTGTTAAATCGAATGAATTTAATACCAGTTTATGAGGTAAACCTAAAGTTATGTAATCACCCGCAGGTGTTTGGGAGGATAGTTTTACATTAGGATAACTCGTAGAGTTAAAGGTTCCATCTGTGTTATAATACCAAGCAGCTCCACTCACGTATAACCCAAAATAACAGTCACTGTTATCTACCAATGTTCCTCTGAACGCTTTCCAGGAAGGTGAGTCGTATGCGTCATTATTCAATTCTAACTGAGCACCACGAGTAGTGTACCCCCTCTGTGCCGGACCCGTCATCGCAATGTGCGGATACTTCAAGACATTCGTGGGATCGGGAAGGCGGACCAGGTCGTTCTCGCGGTGGCCGTAGAACGTTATTTCACCTATCGCTATATGATCTTCATTAGAAGCAGCATTTGATGACGCTTTTTTTAACACAATAACGACATACTTAAAACCCTTACTTTTATAGTTACCTGTACTAACAAAATGTGTTCCAGTTGGTGCATTAGTAGCTATACCTGTTCGATTATGGATTAAATACCATGTCTGGTCATCATTACTACCAAGTATGGCGAATTCTGCGGGTAACATTCGTTCAAGGTCCAAGCCCGAATAAGGTCTTTTATCCATCTTAACAGAATTTATAACAAGTTTATGTGGAAACTCCATTTTAATCCATTCTCCCCTATGCACCGTACTTGTGTTATCGGTTATCGCATTAGAAAACAAATAGTCACCCTTTGTTGCACCGGTCGCTGAAACATACGAATCATTAGGTGTAATAAAAGAATTATCATGCGTAGTTGTGTCTCCATCAAATGCTTTCCAAGCGTTATATTCTGTTGTATTATATTCCCCACTCGCACTCACCACATACCCACCCTGTGAGTACCCAGTCATGGCGAAGGGTGGATACTCCCCGAAGGTATCTTCGGCTTGGTCCTCCGAGACCTTCCGGCCATCCAAGTAGGCGACCCGGGACCCACCTTCACCTTGGTACGCGTAGGTCAGGTTGTGCCACGTGTTCGATTGGAGATCGAGGTTCACGGAGTCTAACTTTTCTTCCGAGGCGATCGAAAAAACACACGTATTGGAAACGTTCGCTTCTAAATTAGAAGAATTAAACCATACGGAAACCGCGTGGGGTTGGTCACCCTCCAAGAAGGTATTCGCCTCTACTGCAAGGTTAGAGGTTAGGGTTCCGTTAAGGGTCCAATATTTATTAGGTGAGGTCATAGGTGCGTCGTTCCCCGAAGGGTCGGGACCACCCGAAATTTGGTTCGTTCCTACCCCCGTCGCCCCATCGACGAGGACTTGGACACCCGTTAATTGTGGGTTATTGAACCGGGATTTAAAGGTCGTATCGACCGAATGGTCACCCGCGGGTGGGTCCTCTTCGTAGCCGTAGAGTTGAAGTTCTTGTATGGATGCGTACACATGTGTGCCATCATTTTTCGTTACGATAAGTCTAAAATAATTATAATAATTTGTTGAGTCTACGTTAGCGGGAAATGATTTATACGTCTTTAATAAGTACGGTTGGGCCCCCGACCACGTTAAAACAGAATTCCACGTTGTTCCATCAACACTTCCAGCTAAAACTGCATCTTTCGGCGCTCTACCTAGATCCTGTGAACCAGTCCCACCATTTCCCGTCGGTCCCATAACAGAAATAGAAGACAATTTCACCTTGTTTGGTAATTTAATCTGAACCCATTCACCAGGAGTCGCAACTCCACTGACGGTTGTACATCTAGAATCTGATGTGGTCATGGTTGGTGTACCGGCACCTCCCGATGTAGTATATGTATTAATAGGTGAAATCCACAAGTTCTTGTCAGTAACAAAACCTGTTTGGTCGTCAAATATCCATGCCCCATAATATTCACTATGATGACTACTATCCGTCACCGTATACCCCGCTTGGACATAGGTATTCGTCGAGTCATTAGAGTCAAACTTCCCACTCTCAAAAGCAATCTCCGGGTACTTTTTTAAGGTCGGTGCGATCCGCCCGTGCGGACCCGAAACGTCCGTGATCACGTTGGAATTATGCTGGATGCCTTTCGTCTGGATTCGTCCTGTGGTCGTATCGACCATGGTATTCGATGAACCGACGAATGTGACCACGTTCGCATAGCGAATCTCGAGGTTTCCTATCGTCTGTTCCAGCGACATATCTATTATGAAGGGAGGTTTTTTTAAACGAAAAAGTCCGGAGGACTTTGTTTGATACGAGTGGCTTCGCCACTCGGGGGTGTCTTTCTTGCAAAGTGGGACTCGGTCCACTTTGGAGGAAAAGGTCAACTGCTTAAGCAGTTGGAATAGACGGCCAAACGGGGTTCGTGGGGTCTTCAGTCACTGCGGGGAGATCCCTGAGAGCTTGGCGGTAATCAAACCAGGTCTGTTGTACCTCCAAATTAGAGTGAGGATAATCGAGGGTGGCGTACCGATCGGTCTGTTCGAGAAGGGTGTTCCGCTTGGTGCGGAGTTCCTTGAGGGGTTGGGCCGCTACATATTCATTCCATTTTTCAGTTAATTCTTCGAGGGTTGGTTTAGGGAGAGAGTTCTTCTCATCGTACCAAATTAAGGCTTCGTATGTATTACCATGTATAGTCCACTCTTGACCTCTATAATATTCGGATAAGATCAACGCTATATCCATTTACTTTTACTCTAGAATATTATTGACACACCTCTTTAACAGTTATGGAACTTGAGAGACAACCCGGTCCATACTGGTTATTATAATTATCATATGATCTATTTATCCACGCTGCATAGCCGGTATGCGCAACCCAAAATTGTACCTGGTATGTAATTGGATCCATTCCGTTTGCTGGATCTAAAATCTCCGTGCCGAGAAACTCAACAGTTTGTACTCCGAAATGACTTTGATAACTCGTAGCACGGGGTCTATTACCATTTGCATCTCCGAGACCTATATACGTAGTTGTGCCGTTTTGAGTTCGTTTTACTCTAAGAAACATGTGATAGTTTCCACCCATATTTATTTGATACGAAACCAAAATTTTACTGGTACCGAATTTAGGATGAATAGTCACACTGAGACCAGGTATATCACTCGCAGAAGTACCCGAAGTACTCGAATCATCTCTCTTTATAGATTGTTCAACCTGAACGATCGTCCCGGGAGCGTAAAAATCCCCCCTCACATCCAAAGCCGCCCTCGGCTCTGAAGTTCCAATCCCGAGTCTCCCCGCCTTGAGGGTCATATTATTGGTACTGTGTCCAAAGTCTTCCTTCTGGTAGGCATAGAGTTGGTAGATCTCATCGGAGGTCAGGGCCCGGTTGAAGAGGCGGAAGTTCGCGATGGAACCGTTGAAATTCTGACCCCCTGAAAGGTTTGATCCTAATCTGAAAGTGGTTCCCGCTAAAGTTAAACTCGAATACGAATCGGTACCAATTAATTTACCATTCACAAATATAGTTCTACCAGTGCCGTCATACGTTCCGGTGATGTGCACCCATTCGCCTATCGTTGCATAAGTCGTGGTTGCTAAATTATTGGCATACGTGAGATGAATTATATTTCCACTGTCAAAGAAGAGACCAATTGAATCATTGGTAGAATCAGTGCCAATACCGAATACAGCGATAAACCCCGATGGATGCGAATCCGGTTTTACCCAAATGGAAAATGTATATGTTTGATTACCCGTAAATGTAGACGGTATACTCCCACTGATGTAATCATTTGACCCATCAAATACAAACTTATCGATACCATCAGAATTATTAAATGACGCACCATTTGTGAGTGTTCCGTTAAAAGAATTGGTACTCAAATCCTGAACCGGTCCACTCGTATAATTCTTCGCATCATAGTAGACCTCCAACCAATCCGTGTTGGGAACGTTAGGGTACGACTTTACGGTCACATCAGTTCCGTGCGCATCGGGGTCGTATTCGGGGACGCCGTAGTATTCAGTTTCTCTGAATTCTAATAAAGAACCTCCGTTAAATACAGGCAAAGTATGAGTTTTTGTAATTACAAAGCGTATATAACGATACGCTAACTTTTGTGAAGGGTTTGTAACATAGATAGTATGTTTTTGGTTGTCTGCGGAAGTAGACAATCCCGAAAACGTTTGAATAACATCCCATACACTAGAATTATCCGACCCCAGAAAAGTCCCGTCAACTGGTGTTCTTCCATAATTTGAATGTGACGTAATTACGACATGATCAAGTCTAATTTTTGTGACGAGATCCAACGTAATCGCGACACCGTGGTGTGTACTTCCATCACTCGCTGTTGTCGTTGGAGCAGATGCCGTGGGATTTCCGCTAGAATAAGCTGAACCAGATTGATAAGCTCCCGATGTATTGTCAAATAATCGGTATGCATATGCATCTGCGTTTCCATGTGATGCTGTATTCGTCTGATCTACCACGTATCCACCACTTGAATTAGCAGTCATAGCCACCCTCGGGTACTTAATAAGCTTCTTTGACCTGGGAAACTCTGCAACCACGTTAGAATTGAGTTTGATGGAGGCTGTGTTTGAGGTGTGGAGCATGTTAATATCACCTTCGAGGCGGGTATTTCCCACCACATGTAAATTAGACGTGGGTCCACCGACACCCACACCCACACCGAGGCTTCCTGTGGTTGTGTCGATCACCGTATTTGATGAAGCCCCGACGAAGGTCACCTTATCGACACTCTTGAAATCGAGCGTGCCTTGGGGTGTAGCGATGGGCATCGTATCTACTATGTGTTGAGGTTTTTTTAAACGTTTTCAAGTGCGGCTACACGGGCTTCTAGTGTGGAGTATTTAATTCGTTCATTCTGGAGTTCACCCGCAACCACGAAACATAATAGTTCTTCATATCGAATAGAGTATGGACCCGGTGTGGCGACTGCCCCGGGTGTATCCTTATCCGCGAATACTCCGGTTTTTACCTTTACTTCTTTAACACCATCATCTTCGGAATCATCCTTTTCATACACGGTTTCATATAATTCATTTTCGCCATCAACTAACCATATATCATCATAACAGAATAAACCATATCTATGTGCATTTAAACCCTCACTCTGGAAAACTTCTATTAAATCCTGAGCGATGACACCGTTATGTAAACGTGCTTCATCGCCTTTTTTAGAAACGGCATCTTTCATTCTAAAGGTTCGGAAAAGATCGACAATTTTGGAAGCTACTTTTCTTTCACTTTCGGTGATTTCATTAATATCCTGTTTTTCATTTCGATCAGATGTTGATATGCTACTACTCGTTGAATAAATTTGACCCCACCTATATGACGAAGTACCGAGCAGGGTATGAGCAGTCGTGTGATTACCCCCGTTCATATCCGCGGGAATAAGTGCACCACCGGTAAAATGTAATCCAGCACCACTACCACTATAATTTCTAAACACACTTCCATTATTGCTCATCTGAACATAACCATTCAGGTAATCATTTCCACCGGCTCTTATATTACCGTGAACCTCGAGTTGTTGAGCGGGATTGATTGTCCCGATGCCCACGTTCCCAGATTGGTCGATAGACATTCTGTGTGTTAAATTATCACCACCAGTTCCCGAACCGGGTGATGTGTAAAATGCTAATCCTCCACCCCAACTGTTATCGTGATCATACCCCGCTATAGCCGCTAAATTGTATTCACCGGTATTAGGAAATGTACCAGAATTATGTTGATTTGTAAATCGTAATAATGCCCCACTTCCGGTATTATGGTACTTACCTTGTAACCTTAAACATTCGGTAGGTTTTTTAGTCTTATCCGAAATATAGGCATCACCTGTACCAGAACTGTCAGTTTCATTCTTAACATGAAGCGCGGTGTTCGGACTCGACGTCCATATACCAACATTAGTTCCCCCAAGTGGATTTAAACAAAGAGCGGAGCTACAATGCGATTGTATCCATGCATAATTCGGTGTTTGATGACACCCGAGTCGTAAGTTTGGAATACCCGTACAATTTTCGGGTCCACCTATGAATAAAGCGTTATCGGTTGAGTTAGCATCACCACTTGAAGTAAATACATGAAGTTTACCATCGGGGTTGTTCCCCCCGATTCCGACTCGTGAAGACGATGTATCGACGAATAGATTAGCAGTTCCAACTTCTATATTCGCAGTGGTCACGAAACCAGTAATCGCATTAGAAAATTGGACGGTATTAGAAGTGACGTTTCCGCTATCTGTTATCGCTTGAAGGGTCGAAGAAATACCAGTTATATTACTCCCGTCCCCTACAAAATGATCCGCGGTAACATTTCCAGTAACTACAACATTCCCACTGGCCACCAAAGAAGTCGCCGCATTCGTAAACTGAACGGTATTAGACGTCACATTTCCAAGGTTTACAGTTTGTTCGAGTGCAGCCGTGGCGGTGACCAATTCCACTGATCCAAGCATTAAAGTCCCACCTACGTTAAGGTTAGACGACGTAGTCACACCTGTCGTGACATTCGTGAAGTTGACTGTTCCCGCAACATCGGACGCTGGAGGCGCGAACTCAATCGCACCGAGTTTCATGACGTCCGTCTGGATGTTTCCCGAAACTTTGAGGTGCGCATTATTGATGTTAAGAACTGAGTTCTCACTCGTCACGTAATACGACATATCTATTATGAAGGGAGGTTTTTTCTTGCAAAGTGGGAGGCACTTTGGAGGAAATGTGTTTAAATTTCAGTTTCGTCCCATGATTGGGTCTCCTCGTTCCACGTGTACATTTTATCATCTGAAGGGTACGGAATTGGCGATTGCCAGATACACGTGTCGTCGAGGGTCCATGAAGGAAAGGGTTGAGGCATCGAAAAGTTATCCTTGTCTGGGTGGTAGGTGTACCCTATCCCTGCATAGTTTTTACCCTCCGTATCGTAATAGGTCCTAACCCAAGTTCCATCTAACTCGTACTCGCACCAAAGTTTACTTTTCGCTCGGATTACCCGAAGAACTTCTTTGGTTTGAGGATTTATTTCTGCAAAGGAAGGCATACTTATAACAAATATCTTAATATGACGATTCCTGAGCCACCATTTCCACCCGGACCCGCTGAATCACCGCCACCACCACCGCCACCACCTGTATTTGCTTCGGCGTTTTGTCCGTCGTAGTTGTTGTACGCATTATTTGTCTCGGCACCCCCGAGACCACCACCCCCTTCTACCGTACCTACACTTATAGCTCTACCGGGATTAGTATTATTTCCAGTCCACCGACCACCCGAACCACCACCGGCATATATTACAGATCTACCCGTAATCGAACTGGTATACCCAATGCCACCTGCACCCGATATACCAAGGTTGGAGTAGTGCGAACCGATAGAGTTACCACCAACTCCACCAGCACCACCACCACCACCACCGTGACCAGCTCCACTTTGATTTCCACCCGACCCACCATTGAATCCCTGACCAGACGTACCCGAACCACCACCGTGATATGGACCACCGCCACCACCCGAACCACCAGAGTTTCCCGTTCTGGATATGGCGGTCGGAGCCGCCCCGTTGGAGTAACCGGATCCACCACCGCCACCACCTATAGCACTTGTGGTTGCACCACTTAACCAATTAGTTATTTCAGAGGGACTTCCATTAGTTCCATTAGCAGATGGTGAGCCTCTGTGCCCCACCCCCCCACTACCTACAGTAACCGTATATGAACCAGGCGATTTACTTATTGTTCCAGACAGCACACCACCAGCTCCACCACCTCCAGCATGAACACCTCCACCTCCACCTCCACCGGCGACTATAAGATATTCTACCAGACTACCAGTGAACATTGTAAACGTTCCCGAAGATGTGAATGTATGAATTTTGTATCCATCCGCATTTGTTATAGTACCACCTGTAGCACTGATACCACCTATGGATAACCACGCTGTTCCATTATAGAATTCCATCTTTCCTACAGTCTCGTTAAACCGAACCATCCCCGATACACCCGTAGAAGGTTGTTCCGCCGTCGTACCACTCGGAGCGGTCAGAGCACCTGTTCCAGAGCTTCCCACAAAACCGGCTACCTCAATATTTGAAGTCGCAGTAACATTCCCACTCACCGTCAACTCACCACCCACCTCCACATTCCCCGTGGCTACAATCCCCGTCGTCGCATTCGTAAACTCAAGCGTCACAGGTGTCGTATTCCCCGTAGCCGTCACAGCCTCGAGATCATGGCGTGCAACCACATTTACGGTACCCATGGTTAATACACCACCGACGGCGATATTACTAGAGACGTATGCGTTTCCAGTGATATATAAATTTGAACTGGGGTGGTCTGTTCCCGTGACCCCGATCCCTAGACTCGTAGAGGTCGTGTCGAACATGATATTCGAATTTGTACCGACGAACGTTGCCCTATTCGTTCCCTGAAACTTAAGATGACCGCTGGTGGACATATCTACTATTTGGAGAGATTTAAAAGAATGGCGCTAAACATACATAATGACCGAGTGGATTGAAGGTATCATAAAACACTCTGAAACCGAACTAGGCCTTTTAGGTCTCGACCAAACGAACCTAGGTCCTTTGATCATAGACTTCGTCAAGAATCTTCAACAAACCCTGGGGAATAATCCAGTTGCGATAAAATCTATCCTGAAAACAACTGCTAATCTCGTAGACGGGAAACCCGTTGCCCCCATAACCGAAACAGATTTTGTAGATGATAAGTGCACGAGGTGTTCATACATTTACAAATCCGAAGATGGAAAATACTATAACGACCGAGCGGTCGTGTTTAAGAAAAGCTACGATGACCCGAGTTCGCAATACATCTACCAGGGTCAACAAAGATCGAAACAGGAGATTACTCTACCCTATGTCTTACGTGAGGAGATCGTCCTCATCCCATGATTGGGTCTCCTCGTTCCACGTGTACATTTTATCGTCCGAAGGGTATGGGATTGGAGGTTGCCAGGTACACGTATCGTCGAGGGTCCACGAAGGATATGGTTGGGGTGGAGAAAAGTTATCTTTGTCTGGGTGGTAGATGTACCCTATCCCGGCATAGTTTTTACCTTCTATGTTTTTATATGTTTTCACCCAGGTTCCATCTAACTCGTACTCACACCAAAGTTTACTCTTCGCGAGAATAACTCGAAGAACTTCATTGGTTTGTGTATTTATTTCTGCAAAGTGAGGCATTCTATACTTATGCGAGATATCTTATTATGACGATTCCCGAGCCACCCCCACCGCCACTGCGTTGATATGCGCCAGCACCGCCACCTCCACCTGTATTCTGTGTACCAGCATCACCAGTTGTTGGGACTTGTGTGGTTGGTGCATCTCCAGCGTCACCACCTCCACCTGAACCACCCGTTCCACCATAAATTGTGTTGGTCCAGCCGCTAACTATCCCACCCCCACCACCACCACCCGCATAATACGTAGCATTGCCATTTATAGAGGATTGAATTCCAATCCCTCCATTCAAACCAAGTGAAACACTAGTAGAATTTGTGTAACTCTGTCCAACTGCACCCGCACCACCACCCCCTCCTCCTTTATACACAATTCCACTAGTACCATTACCCCCCTGTCCACCATTATAACCCTGTCTCGGTGGACCAGACGTGCCAGTGCCACCAACACCACCGCCACCATTGTTCCCACCACCGCCACCACCGGAACCACCCGAACCACCCGGTGTAGTACCGCTACTGCTGCTGGTCGCACCTTTACCACCGCCGTCAGCTATGACCTGTGTTGGAAAACTAATAGTTGAATCAGTGCCATTAGTCCCCGAAGAGTACGCTGGAGCAATACCACCTGCGCCACCGTCACCAACTGTGACAGTATAGTTACCCGGTCCAACTGTAACAGTGCCAGTCAACAGACCACCCGCACCCCCACCACCCATACCACCACCACCGCTTCCTGTACCACCCCCTCCCCCACCGGCGACCACGAGGTATTCAACTTCACCACCGGAATTCGCAACTAAATCCCCCGAAGATGTAAATGTGTGAATTTTGTATCCACCGCTTGTCGATATAGTTCCACCCGTAGCACTTACCCCACCGAGACCCTGCCACTCAGTTCCGTTATATACTTCCAGGCGATTTACCGTTGAATTAAACCGAATCATCCCCGCAACCCCGGTAGGTTGTTGTGCAGTCGTCCCACTCGGAACGGTTAGAGCACCTGTTCCACTCACAATCAACTCACCACTCACTTCCACGATGTCATCCTTGAGGATTTTTTTGGATTTGATCATCGGCCAATCGAAAACCCGCACATGGCCGGCGTCGCCGCCGTTGCCGTCGTTGTACGGAGCGCCGATCGCTACGCGCGTCCCATCCGACGATATAGATACCGAGTGCCCGGACCGATCGCTCGGCGCTGGTGACCCGGGGAGCGTGACCCCACCCGACTCGCCGTCGATATCTTGGCCAACCTGGGTCCACGTTCCGCCGCTCTCAGAGTACACGCGCACGTGGCCGGCAGCATCGCCGGTGCCGTCGTTCGATTGAGCACCGATCGCCACGCGCGTCCCATCCGACGATATAGATACTGAGAACCCGGACTCGTCGCCTGCAGCCTCGCCGTCGATATCAGAGCCAACCTTGGACCACTGAGACCCGTTCCAATCATACACGCGCACATGACCGGCAGCACTGCCGTTGCCGTCGTTGTACTTAGCGCCGATCGCTACGCGCGTCCCATCCGAGGACATAGATACCGACCACCCAGAATAGTCATACGCAGCCTCGCCATCGATATCAGAGCCCACCTGGGTCCACGTCCCGCCGCTCTCGGCGTACACCCGCACATGACCGGCGGAGGAGCCGGTGCCGTCGTTATCATAAGCGCCGATCGCTACGCGCGTCCCATCCGAGGACATAGATACCGACCACCCGAAGTAATCATACGCAGCCTCGCCGTCGATATCAGAGCCAACCTGGGTCCACGTCCCACCGCTCTCAGCGTACACACGCACGTGGCTGACAGCATTGCCGGCGTCGTCGTCAGCCATACGAGCACCGATCGCCACGCGCGTGCCGTCCGACGACATAGATACTGACTGCCCGAAGCTGTCGCCTGCAGCCTCGCCGTCGATGTCCGTACCCACCTGGGTCCACGTCCCGCCGCTCTCAGCGTACACACGCACGTGGCCGGCGTTAGAGTCGGGGGATCGGTCGAACAAGGCGTTGAACGGAGCGCCGATCGCCACGCGCGTCCCATCCGAGGACATAGATACTGAGTACCCGGAGTAGTCATACGCAGCCTCGCCGTCGATGTCTAAGCCCACCTGGGTCCACGTCCCGCCGCTCTCAGCGTACACACGCACGTGGCCGGCGTCGGACGCGGTGCCGTCGTTGTACGGAGCGCCGATCGCCATGCGCGTCCCATCCGAGGACATCGATACCGAGTACCCGAACCTGTCGCCCGCAGCCTCGCCGTCGATATCTGATCCCACTTGGGTCCACGTCGGGAAGATCGTGGTATACTGGACAGAGAGATTAGCGTTGTTGTAGATGTTCCCACTCAATACAACGTCCCCACCCACCTCCACATTCCCACTGGCGACTAAAGAAGTCGTAGGATTCGTAAACTCTATGGTTAAAGGCGTCGTATTCCCCGTAGCCGTCACAGCCTCGAGAGAGTGCTGCGATTCCACGTTGACCGTTCCCATGATGAGCGTTCCACCGAGTTCGAGGTTTGTGCTCACGTATGAATTACCTACGACATGAAGATTCGCGTCTGGGGAATCTACCCCCACACCGATCTTTCCTGTGAGTGTATCGACCACGGCGTTCGAGGCATTACCGACCCCCTTAAACGTAATTTTGTCTACATCCGTGAAAACCAATTGCCCGTTGGTAGACATATCTACTATTGGGGGAGGTTAAAATTTTTAGTTGGATAAATATTTTACCGAAAATGAATTATAATTGTCCGCGTTAAACACACTGGAGTTCGTCAACCTTACATCTATATATTCTCCCACCGCGAAATAATAGAAAAATTGAATAGTTCCAGCGTTTCTAAACTGCCTATCCGAGCTATCCCAAAGTCTTGGAAGATGGTTTGGCCAACCATTTGTTCCAGGCGCATCACCATTTCTATATATTTTTGCGTGAAAATCAACAGTAGAAGCTGTTCCACCCCTGAAAAATATTTCATAGTATCCACTTATCGGAAATGTACATCTTCCATTCGAGATATCATATGCACCTCCCTTGTTTACCGTCGTGTTACTGAATATGATAACCGTACCCCCAGTCGAACCAGTTACAGTAGCATTCGATCCATTTCCAGCATACGCTGTAAAAAATACCGGACACCCACCTATGATATCCCCCCTCACGTCCAAAGCCGCCCGAGGCTCTGATGTCCCAATCCCTAAACGCCCCGCCTTGAGGGTCATGTTGTTGGTACTATGTTCAAAGTCCTCTTTCTGGTAGGCGTACAACTGGTAGATCTCGTCTTGGGTCAGGGCTCGGTTGAAAAGGCGGAAGTTCGCGATGGAACCGTTAAAGTATGTACTAGCACCGAGTCCACCTTCTTGAGAACCTATAGATAAAGGAGCGTTTGCTGAAAGACTTAAAGCACCTATCGTACCCGATATCGATATATGATGAATTTCATGACCATTTACCCATATTCTTCTACTAGTTCGTACACTACCACCGTCATATGTGGCTACTATATGATTCCATTCTCCAATCATTACATGACTGGCTGAATAAACCATATCATTACCATGAAAAAACCATCTAAAAAGTCCGGTGGATTCTTCTATTCTCAAAGCACTACAGCTATTAGAACTGTGTGTTCCTAATTGTAAAAACGCTTGTTGGATAGCGTTGGCAAGATTTGATATCGGTTTTGCCCAAAATGCAAATGTGTGAGCATACGCACTCGGTGTTCCAGAATTTGATAAAGTAGTGGTGATATTTTGAGAAGTCCCGTTAAATGTGAACGCCTTATACGTAGGGTCAAAACCACCGTTGAATGTTCCATTCTGTTGCGTCCCAGCCAGGTCAGTCACCGTCATCCCGGACTCCGGGTAACTCGAGGTCTCCTTCGCATCATAGTAGACCTCCAACCAATCCGTATTGGGAACGTTGGCCACAGACTTTACGGTCACATCAGTTCCGTGAGCCTCGGGGTCGTACTCGGGGGTGCCATAGTATTCAAGTTCTCGTATTGATATACCATATAAATTTGGTGTTGCTACGTCATGTCTTTTTGTTACCACGAGATTGAAAAATTTGTAATAATCAATCGCATCTACATTAACTGTTACACCGGCAGCCGAATTCTGTGCTCCGGCTACACCGGTAAATAAACCTAAACTGGTCCACACATCCCCTGATTGTTTTTTCGCGTATATGATAAACTCATCTACAGTATTCCCAGTTGAAGAATAACTTTGTGATGTCATTCTCACACTTTGTAATTTGATAGCTTCCGGGAGTTCTAACCCAATCCATTCACCCTCTTCTGTTTCTGTAGCTAATCGCGTGTTTCCACTATATAAACCAGGTCGTGTCGTACCATTATATGCAACCGCAGCACCTTCAGTCGAATACCACCCTATAACATCACCAGTGTGATCAAAAGCCTCCCACGCTTTATAACTAGAATGTTGATTTGAGTGCGTAACTTTGTACCCATTTTCATATGCGTTATCTGAAGCACTCGTCAAAGCCACCCTCGGGTACTTAATAAGCTTTTTCGACCGACTAAACTCCGTGACGACATTGGAATTAAGCTGAATCGAAGCGACGTTCGCGTCGTGGTCGCATTCAATATGTAAATTAGACGTATGGCTCGAGTTCCCGGCCCCGATTTCTATGCTCATACTCTGCGTGTCGACGATGATATTCGAGGTCGCCCCGCGGTAGATGGCTTGGTTCATCCCCTGATAATCGAGTATACCGTTCTCGGCCATTTCTATTATGAAGGGAGGTTTTTTTAAACTGGGGAAACCCGAAGGGTTTCGTCTGTTTGATACGGGATTCGCTCACTATGCAATAGCACGTATTGTTAAATGGGGTTTCATGATGCTATCACTACTTGAA